CTAGCAAAACTTCATCATTCATAACCACAATGTTATCTGATTCGCTAATAGCTTCTGACCTACTTTGTTCAGGGATAATTTCTACAGCACTGCCTGATTCTATGATGTCAGGATTATTTTCTGTACCTAATACTCTTTCAACTGCCATAATAACCTTAGTGTAGCACTCTTTTTTCGTTTAATTTTTCTAATAACTCTTCACTGTGTATTTCTTCTAACTCGCCATCAATTTTTAAACCTTGATACTCAGCAACAGCCTCAGCTATTTCCCAGTTTCTAGCAAAAATATTTGGACCTGCATATTCTTCGCCATCATGAATAAAGGATGTTAAAAAAATTTTCATTGTTTAATAATACACTGTTCTGTCTTTTCTTAATAATTTTACTTCATCTTGGTAATCTTCGTGCAATGACAAAAAACCACCTTGTCTGAAACGCATTAAAGCCATAGTTGCACTATCGCAATAGTCATCATTATCACCATAAGGGAAACTTGCCATTTCTTCAATAACTTCGTCTGCAAAAGTTTCATCAGGTGACCAAACCATGCCTGATTCAAAAATAGGTGCAACACTGTTCATTCTAGCAACTTTATCTTGACCTCTACTAGGTGTGTAGGCAGTGACAGGTATTCCCATTCGTCTTAGTTCTTGTGTTAAGGGTGTGCCTGATGCCTTTGCTTCAATTAATACACAATCAGGCTCCCAGTATTTATATTCATCCCAAGCCAGTCTTTTAAGTTCAGGAAAATCAACACGCATCCTTTTGGCATCTAATAAAATAATACATGGCGTTTCATTGGTTTCGTGTTCAAAAACAGCCCATGTAGTAATTGCAGAATAGTCAGCAGTTTCTTTTTTAGAAAAAGCTGTATCGTAACTTTGTATAACATAATCATAAGCAGGCACTTGTTCGCCATGCCATTTCTTCCACCATTCTCGTTTAACAATAGAACCTTCTTCAGCAGTAGGATTTTGCATCCACTGTGCGTTCCATTTTGCTATAGGTAACGATGCTTTAACTCCCAATAATTCTTCTTTCTTCCAAAACTCACCCCACAAAGGCTTGTCTGTTTTTGGCATAATTGCAGGAAACTCTACGATTTCCCATTGGTCAGCATTGTCATCACCTTGTTTTTTGAGCACTCTACCAACCAAGTCTTTTGTGCTCCATCGAGTCATAACAATCACAATAGTTCCACCGGGCTGTAATCTCTGTCTAGGTCCTGATGTATACCATTCATAGGCAGAGTCCATTGATTTTGGTGATAGTGCATCTTGTTCACTATGTGGATCATCAATAATAAGCAAATCAGCACCACGACCAGTAATAGCACCTCCCACACCTGCTGCGAAGAACTCACCCTCCATGTTACTTGTCCATCGACCTGCTGATTTATTGTCTGATTGAAGGCTCACATTAGGAAAAACAGTTTGAAAATCCTCTGAATCAATCAAATTTCTTACTTTTCGACCAAATCTGACTGCTAATTCTGATGTATGGGTACATTGTATGATCTTTAAAGCACCATTTAGACCCATCATCCATGCAGGAAAGAAAGTAGAAGCAAATTCTGATTTAGAATGTCTTGGTGGCAAACAAACAATTAATCTTTTCAGTTTTCCTTGTGCAATACGATTAAATTTATCAGCAATGATTTTATGGTGGCGACCTTCAATAAAAGTTTCACCCCACATGTGTTTTACAAAACTCATAAAGTCTTTTTGGCAAGAATCTTGTTTGCCAAGTTCATCGTATTTTTGTAATAGAGTAAGAGCCTCAGCTTTATCTTGAGGTGAAAGAATATCAAAGTCTTTTAGATCGTTTAAATTCATAAAAGTCGGACAGAATAGATAGATAGTGACATTTTTGGTTCTATCCTGTCCTAAGCACTAATGGAGTTGTGCCTAAGAAAATTATAAACCAATTACACCTCATACCATTCTTTATTTTCAAACATTAATGCTTCAGCCTCTCTTCTGCGTATTAAACCTTGTTTAACTTCGCCATTTGCCTTGTTCCAACGCTTAATTTGAGCAGGTACACCTTCATAATCTTTGTCATTTAACACCTTGAGTAGTGTACTGGACTTTAAATTGGTTGGTCCTAAGTTATATGTCCATGAAACCAACGAATCAAACTGATGTTGTTCTAGTGGAACCTCCACATACATGTCTACATAGTTACAATAATCCATTAATTCATGTATTAACATGGTTTCAGCCTCTTCTTGGGTGATTTCCATGTCTTCTGTAACATCTTTGGTGTGACCATAGCCAATAGTTAATACATTAGCGGCACATCTGTAGGCTTTTAGCTCACATCCTTCAAATTTTTTGATTAAGGCTATGCCTTCTGATGAAATTTCCATACTTTACCCCTATTTTTTATCGGTAATGGTGACTTTTCTGTAATAAACAATGACTTCTTGTAATTCATTGATGTAGCGTTTAAGTTCTTGCATGTTGTAAGCCATTAATTCGTAATCAGGCACAGACATAGCAAAAAATACGACTTGACCCTCTTCTTTTTCAACTCTTGCAAGAAATTCATCTAAATTTTTGCCTGAAACGACATACCAATATGGTTCTTTTAGGTCAATTGCTCTAGGCATGACAGGTTGAACGATGGTTCGTTCAACAGGCTTGGTAATTATGTCTACTTGTTGTCTACTGGGAATCAGACTGCAACTGCAAACCATCATCAAGGCTATCAATATGCCTACTGTCTGCTTCGATGCCATCAAATACTTTCTTGGTTCCATTATTTACCCTCGTTTCAATCAAACTAGGCTTTGCATTTGCTAACTTGGTAAGATTGTGTCGTTTAAAAATGTCTAAATAACGACTCATTTCTAATTCTATAGCGTTATTCTTGCTTTGCAAATCTTTCAAACTAGATGTTTGGAGTGCAAAATCGTTTTGTATAGACTCTAATGCTAGTTTTTGTTCTTTGTCTCTAAGTTCAAAGGCTTGGTTAAGTTCTGCTAGTTTTGAGTTTTCATTCCAAAGAAAAAATGTAAATAGTCCTAAAGCAAAAATAATTCCTATAAATATTTTACTCATTCAAACTCTCCCATACATTTGCTCCATTCTTCACTATCTACCTCAGCAGGGTATTTTGTAAACAATTTTTTTTTACAAATTTCGTATTGAGCACGCCATTTTGCAGGATCATAGGAATCAGACCATTCTTTCTCAGGCATAGGTACTGATGCACAAGAACTAAGCAACAAAAGACTGAATAGATTTTTCATTATCCATTCAGAGGGTTGCTATCTTTTTTGTCTAATTTATCTTCTACTTTACTTAAATTACTATCTAAACTTTGTAAGTCAGCTTTAATTGTGGCTATATCAGTTTTAATTTCTGTTACATCAGGTACAGAAATATTGTCTATTTCTTTTTCTAAAAATTGCACTGATGTTTCTATAGATGCAAAGCGTTCTTCAATAACTTTCATTTCGCTTTCTGTTTCACCCAATCCACCAATCTTAGCTTCTAGGTTGGCTATGCGATTGACATAGGTCGCTCCACTGTAGCCAAAGCCTGCAAGCGTTGTAACTATTGTTGCAAGAGCAATGAGTTGTCCTGTTTTACTTTGAAACCAATCCATAATTATCTCCAAATATTAGGTTCGTCACTTATCATTTCATTTAAACCTTTTAAATTTTCGTTTACTAGCCCATAAAATGCACCAGTATTGTCGTCTAGTGTAGCAGATGTATAAATATTTGCACTAATATACCAATCTGTAGCATCAGGAACGCTGACTTGTGAATAATTGTTAAACGCAGGTACATAGCCTATTAGTGCTATTAGTTTGGATTCATCACCATACTTACCTGTTTCTTGTTGTTGTTCTTCTATTTCTTCTTGTTGTGCTTCTATGTTTTGAGCAATAATTTTATCTGCTATTTGATCTGCTTCTGAGGCTGTCATCACACCTGAAGATGCTGTGTCAATTTCGCCTTGTACATTTTGCACTTGTACATCAGCTACAACCATAGATGCAGAGTTATCAAATGTAGGTAAAGGTGTTATAGACATAGTTGCGTTATTAGAGCCACCCATATCATTTGACATAGATAAAACTTGGTTAGATTGTTGTGTTGCACTAGCAAACTGATCTGATGCACTAGGGCTACTAGAAGTGCTAATACCACCACTAGATGCTGTCGTGCTTCCTGTGGCTACATTAGTGCTAGAGGTGTTATTACTTGTATTATTTGATGTAGTGCCACCATTAGCCTGAGAATAGCTGTTAGAAGCTGTTTGTATTCCTGCTCGCACTACATTAAGAGCTACAGTCATTAATTTATTTTTACCTGTAGGTGATTCAGTTTCAACTGCCTCAAACTCTTCTACCACTTCTTCAAGTATTTCTTCTCTAGCTTCTTCTTCTCTTTCTGCAATAAGTTCTTCTTCCATTGTCTCTTGCATTTCTTCTATTTCTTCAAAGATTTCTTCTACTGCTTCTTCTTCAAATATTTCCTCTATAAATTCTTCTTCAGGTTCGTCAAGATCAGCAAGCCTTTCTTCTAGCCTTTCCTCAAAGTGTTCGTTGGTTTCTTCTTCAAACCATTCTTCTAATTCATCTATGGAGTTAAATTCAATAAATGTCTCAGGTTCGCTGTAATCTTCAACTAAGAATGTTTCTTGGAATATAAATTCTTCTAGTAATATTTCGTCTTGATGAAAAGGCTCATCATGGTGTGGCGTAAATTCATCTATAAATTGCAAGGTTTCAGGTTCAAAAAATATAACTATTTCTTCAACCATTGGCTCTGAAAAATAATCATTAAGGTTATCTCCAAAATCTTCAAAAGGTGGAAACATCTCATCTTCATAAATTTCAACTATAGTAAACTGTTCCTCAAAACCATAATCGTCATGGTAATCATCTTCAAATATGCCAGTAGCAAATTGTTCTTGATCGTCTATAAAACCATAGTCAACATTGGTGTCATCAAAGAAAGCTACTGATTCTTCTTGTCTATAGCCTGCACAAAAAGGTGCGTATTGGGGATCATCAGCACATTGTTGGTCATCATAGGCTTCCCAATAGGTAGGACATGATTCACTATAAAGCTGAGTGATATTACATTGCTGTGTTAAATATGCTGCTGCATATCCTGCACAGCCTGCGTTATTCAAAGGATCACTGCAATCTATACTATTTCCTGTACCAACACCATATAAAGAACCACCACTTTCTAGCAAAGTATTAGAAGATGTATCATTCCAGTTTGTATTTACGCAAGAACTAGAGTTGGTAGAACCAACATTACATTCATCGTGAAACAAATATTGATAGACTTCAGAAGTGCCATTTCCTATCTCACCGATTAATACATCGTGATTAATAATATTTAATGCACCATATCTAAATTCAAAAGTATCGTTAGTCCAAAGTATGACTTCAAAACTATTATCAGTATTGCTTCTATTGTATTCACGCAAGTTATACCAACCAAACACAGTTTTATCGCTAAAACTTTTAGCCAACATCTTAGAACCATTATCTCTAATTAAATCAGTCCAAAAGGGAAGTAGCGTGTAAGTGTATTGATTTGTTAAAGGATCAGGTCTGTAGTCTGAACAGTATGCACCAGTAGTTTTAAAGTGAAGGCAACCATTAGTAGCCATTCTGCCTTGTGTAAAAGATTGACCATAGAAATCAAAAGTAAACCCTAGATTAAAAGCAGATGAAACTTGGTCGTCTGCTGCGTTTAAACTTGTTGTACCTGATTCACCTGTTAAATCAATTAAAGACTGATTAGCTTCGTATATGTATTGGCTTAATACATTAAGACTGAATAAACAGGCTATTGTGCATAAAATTCTTTTTTGCATTGTTTTGTGGTTTTAGTTTTTCTTGTATAGATAACCTTAACTGCTCCAACAACATCTTTATTAATTTTATCTCTGTTAGGGTTTCTATCGTATGTGCACTGAGCTATAAATTCTTCTAAAGCATCGTCTTTATCAGGTCTTTTGCTAGGGTTATTTTTCCATTCTGCACTAGCATCTTTGCCTATTTTGCCCTCATATGGACATGGAGTTCCTGCCATAGACATAGCTTTAAATACTCTTTCGTCTTGGCAAAGTAAAGCAACTGATGCCACTTTCATCCCCATATCATAAAGATACTTAGAGAGTTTTAATCTTTCACAGTTTTTATCTGTAACTGTTTTACCACCTGAAAAACCAAATACTTGTCCTTGAAAGGCACCTGATACACCAGTAGTACATAAGTCCTGTGAATAAGACATTATAGATGGAGCAATAGCAGATGCAGGAGGAGCTTCTGATTTAATGTTTTGATTAATTGTTTGTGTGCTATTGGATTCGTTTATGTTTCTATTGGTGTTATCAGATTTAGTGTTGTTATTGTTTTGATTAACATTATTTGTCTGTACATTAGATTCAGAGGTTGATTGATTAATGTTTGTATTCTGATTCGTATTATTTGAAGTTGAGTTATTTGTGTTATTAACATTCTGATTTACTGTTGAATTTACTGTCGAATTAGATGTAGATGTATTCACATTATTGTTCGTGTTGGTGTTGTTTGATGTGGAATTTGCTGTTGAGGTATTTACATTTACATTATTGTTTGTATTAACATTTGTATTGCTATTAGTGTTTGTCGCAGTAGTAGTATTAGTATTTACATTTGTATTTGAATTGGTATTTGTATTTGTAGCAGTTGAAGTATTAGTGTTTGTATTCGTGTTTGTATTCGTATTGGTATTAGTGGTTGTGGTTGTATTTGTTGTATCTAAAGAATTATTTTCACAATACTGTGTACCATTGACACAGGCTGTACCTGATTGTTGTGATGATTGTGCGTTTACATTGATTGAAAAACCTGTAACCAATGTTATAAGGAATAAAAGCCCTGCCCAAACGAGCATGTTGTCATGTTTTCTTTGATCCTTTTCTTTCATTTGGGATAAAAACTCCTAAATCTATTAATTTATCTCTATTTACTAAGTGTTCTGCTTCAATATCATCTTTACTTTGTCCATGATATGCAACAGCTAAATAGTTTTCTATCATAGATACATTAATATTAATGTCATCTACAATAACCTCTCCCAAAACTCTACCATATTTTCCTTTAGAATCTTTAAGTTTTGATCTTAAAACAACTTTTTTCCCATCATCAATGGCATCTTTAAGGAATTTTGAAGCTAGTTTGCCTCTAGCTTTTTCGTCTTTGTCTCTTGTTCTTGATTCAGGTGTATCAATCCCATAAAGGCGTACACGACACTTGTGAAGAATAGAAAAGCCAAGATCAAGGACAACATCAATAGTGTCGCCATCAACCACCCTAGTGACTGTGCAACCATATTCATACATTATTGTTCGCCTTTAAATGACTTAGAGCTATTGTTAGTGCCTGCGTATAGACCAAACCAAGCTGCTCCTGCACCTACAATAATAGATATAAGACCTGATTGTTCAAGACTAGGTTCTTCTAATCCCATAAACCACATGGTTGAGTAATATAGTAAAAACATATACACACTTAAAAACAAGCGTGGAAATATACGCCAAGCATCGACTGCTTTAGCAAGATGAATCCATTTTTGATAAGGATTAACACCAGTGTTATTTATACTGGTATCTATATCTAGTTCTAAATTAACTTTTTTAGTTTGTATTTCTTCCATTTATAACTCCTAATTAACAAACATTCCTGCAAGAACGCCTGAAGTAATCATTAAAACATACAATCCCCAAATCATATTTTCTAGTTTATTGAATCTTATTTGCCCTTGATCTAATCTTTTTTCGATGTTTTCATATCGAATAGTGCACTCTCTTTCATGTGCTTCTATTTTACCAAAAGCCTCTCTAACAGTAGCCATGTTATAATCCTGTTTTATAAATTACTTTTTTTTAAAAGATTTTTTTCTTAAAGTATAGGCTTCGTTTTTTTTAGTTTTAGGATCATCTTTAACATATTGACCTTTACTATTTCTAGCTCTAACTCTTTCATAGCCACTCATAAACCAATCTTTAACTTTTTTCCACATTACTAACTCCTTTATTAAATAAACAGCAATACTAACTATTAAAAATATTGATAAAATTTCTATCATGAACTCGGTGCATCAGGAAACTTTCCTAATGGTCTTACTGGTGGTGTAGCATCGTTATACACATATAATGCTGCGAGTGCATCTACATCCGAAACTGCGTTAATTTTTGTTTTCATGCTATTGGCTGCTGTTCTAACTCCTGCCCTATAAGTAGTCCAATCACTTGCAACTGTACCACTTGTCTCAGTAGCTTTGACTACCCTCCAATCATTAGGTTGTAGTAAGGCATAGGCTTCATTATCTATTTTTTGTGAATGAATATATTTTAAACCTCTAGTAACAACCCCATCATCATCAGTTGTATCGTTTAGTTGTCTAGCTGTAGCTGTACCATAAGTTGCTGTAACTTTACCACTACCAAATGCAAAAGATTGATCTGTGTTTATGTAATACTCTTTATCTTTATAATTGGTATTATTTATGACCACCTCATAAATGCCAATGGCTTCTAACTCAGAGCTAGTCCACATACTAAAAATATTGCTAGGATAGTTTACATCTCCTAATGTTAATTGTTTAGGTTGTGTATAAACTTGACTTACACTTCCTGATTCTACTAATGCCCACATAATTTACCTCGCTGTTGTTGGGATGCTGTTTGTTGATGTTGATGTTACGAATGGATTTTCTGCCCATGCCATGTAAATATTATTTCCACCAGTATTATTGATTCCTGTGTTGGTTGTTCTTACTTTAAATCCATTGCTTAAAAAATCTACACCCATATTACTAGCATGACCACTACCATCAAATTCTGCTGCTGACAAATTTGTATATAAGACTTCATCTGTTAAATTAAATGTATTTCTTTTGTGGTCTAATATCCACCAGTTATAACCTGAATTAGTACTATTTCTAAGTATTAACAAAGAAGGTTTAAATCCAGTATAGACAAATGGTCCATCTGCTTGTCCATTAGCAATATAGCTACCAAATTTAGAAAAGCCTTGCACTTCT